CTCCTGCAACAGTCGGATAGTGTTCGCCGGGTCATTGTCCAACGCCTGTTGGATTGCCGCAGCAAACTGCACCTGCTGTCTCTGCTGGCTAAGTTCCTGTGTCTTCCGCGTATAATCGGCTTGACGCTGGTACCCAGCCAAAGCCTCACTGAGCGGAACTTCAATTTCTTCTCCTGCAACGGGCAGTTTGACACGCTTGTCACCATACTCGTTCCAATCGAAATAATCTGGTTCCGACTGTTCGGCTGCTTCGCCACCCAAATCCTCAACTTGTCCACCAATCTCGGTGGGGTCAACCTCGGGGGCAGTATATTCAGTTGTATCGCTCACGGAGTCCTTCTAATCGTTGGTTGTTCCTAGAGATATAGATTATTTGTCACATAGCAGGCGGCATTTCCATGCCACCGCCACCCAAAGCCGCCATCAACTCAGGCGGCAAACCGCCACCTTGCGCTTCCGCTGGCATCTGCTGTTCTGGGCCAGGCGGCAACTGTGCCTGCTGAGGCTGTTCCATCTGCTGCTGTTGCGGCGCTGCCAAAAACGCCTCAGGCGTTTTGACACCAAACCCAAACTGCAACACGTGCCGCGCCAACGCGGCCATGTCAACAACACCAGCCTGCACAAAGGGAGCCATAGCGTCAACCATTTGCAACGCCATCTGGCGGCGGAACGATTCGTTCACAGGCTGGGTAGAACCCGCTTCAACCTCAAAATCAAACTCGCCCTGAATATAATCACGGTCAAAACGAATCCATAACGGCAACGCATTCGACCCGACAACACGTGCCACCTGCTCACCAGTCATATACTGCTGAGCCAAAGCAACCAGACGTGCAGCCGTCTTCCCAATCTCAATCTCAATAACAGCCAACTTGTCCGCAGCACGCGCATTACTAGCATCCTGAGCAATTGCTGCTTCAGTTGCCGTACGACGAATCTCAGGCATCGCACCACGCATGTAGTCCGACACGCCAGAAACACGGTCCATGTCGCCAGCAATTAGGCTGGACTGGTTATAAAACTCGGGTGGGTTAATAACCGCAGGCATCGGCGTAATCACGCCACCCAACGGCTCATCGCCCATCACCGGAACCAGAACGTTATCCTCATCCGATTCCAGCATCGCCCGACCATCAGGGTCGAACGCCGACTCCTTGTACAGCCACTTACGGGAGAACCGCTTACGATGATTCATCATCTGTGTACGAGTCTCATTCAACTCATGCTGAAGACCCTCAATGGCTTCCAGTTCGCCCATCGGATAGAAATGCTCGGGAACGTCGTAGTTCCGCAACATCACAAACGGATGACCGAAAGCAAACGGAATCTTTGTAGGTGCCACCAGGAACTTGTCTGACCCTTCAGCAAAGATGCACATTGTGCCCTTCGGAATGTCATAGAATTCCCAAACCTCAACATACGACTCTTTGCTAGATGTATCAGGTCGTGGGGTCTGGCCATCCAACGCATACTTTGAGTATTGGGTCGGCTGAACTTCGTAACGAGCATTCGAGTTGTAGCGACGGTCATTGCGCACGTCAGCAAGCGGACGCTTGATTCGTTGCGCAATCCACTTAATGTCCTTCAAAGTCGTGCCATCAGGGTCAACATACACATCGAAGGGAGAAATACGCTCAACAAACGGGCGGTCCTCAAGAATAACCATTTCAGTTTCAACGTTTGTGTCTGCTTCCAAATCAAGAACATCGTTATGTTCAACATTTGGGTCTGCTTCACGGACACGTTCCTCTTCAACAAACCTGTAGCCGGTCTTCACCCAACCGTGACCAATAATTAGTTTGTCCTTGACCGCTTTACGGAATTCGTCCTGGCATCCATAGTGGCGCCACCAATAGTTCACAATTGCTTCCGTAACAGTGGCACGGTCCCCATCTTCAGGGCGCCGTGCGGAAACCACAATCTTCGGATAGTTTACCGAAACGCTAGGAGAAATAACGTTAATCGTAGAAAACGCCATGTTGACCAGTGTGCGGTCCGCATCACTCAGGTTGTCGTAATGCTTGCCACGGTACATGTCAATCATGCGACGCCACATGTCGTCGTACTCTTCGTTCTTGCGCCAACGCTTAGATTGCGTCAGTTTTGAACGGTACCTGCCAAGCAGTTCCTTATTCGAAGTACGGGCCATCTTTACTTAGAACCCCGTCCAAACGCAGTATCCGCTTTATTAAGCCATCGCACAAGGGGTGGAATAACAGCAGAGACGCCAGCAGAAAGAATAGCCCGACCATCACGGGCGCCAGCAGCATACACAGCAACCGAACTAGCCACCGCCGAACGAACATAACTGAGGACCAGCGCTTTCGTCTTCTCATCGATATTGATTACCATGACCATCCTTAATGTGATTAGATAAATCTTCTTTCAAATCAGCCACATCATCATGAATATCATCAACCTTGATAATCATGTGATGCAATAACTCGCGCGACTCCGCATGCTGCGAGGTGTTCTCATTCCTCAGCATTTGCAGTAGAACTACAACTGGACCTGTAATAACTGCAACCAGCAGCGGAACCCACCAATTCACGTCACACCCACCGACTTCCTACAGGCTGGGCATCAATCCCAGCAGCCTTAGCCTGGGCCTCCTGAAGTTCCTGACGTTGCTTAATAGTGTCACCATGAAAGTTTTCCTTGCCATACGTAAATCCTAGGTTTACGGTACGGACATGGCATTTGAAACAAATCTCACCACGACGCGGAATCGCGTCAGCGGTAAACTCCGATTGACAACGTGTGCAAGTAAAAAGACCCATTAACACTAGGGATGGCTGTCACATTCGTCTAGGAACGAACCCCAAACGACCCCAAAACAAACTTTTCGGGCCTAGCAGTAGAAATAAATCCCTCCCACCAAGCCAAAGACCCCTTCGGGGCTTCACCAGAAACCTGATACTCAGGAAGCCAAACATACTTCAGCATCTGATTAGCAATAGCCAGCGACATCACACGGTCGTCATGAGGCGAACCATGAGTCCTACCATTGGATTCACGGACAAAAGTCCGCAACTCCCCAATTGTCTGCGAACACGGAATAAACAGTTCCTGGTCACGGATACCGGCCTGCAACTCGTCAATAGCCAACGGCTTAGAAGCCGCAGTCGTACGCCAACCCAACACTTCAGTAGGGCTAGGGGAACGTTGAGCCAACCTACGTTGACGATAAATATTACGATACCCGGCACGCTGCAACGCCTTCAGGGTAGTCAAACCATGGTTGTTGGACTCGACACCCAACAACGCCGTCCCATACCACCAACCCAAATTAGCCAACACAGACTCACCAAACAAGTCTGGGTCAATGTAGCCATGCCAATGAGCCACAACTTCCTGTGTGTACGCATTAATCACATGCGCTGAACTGTAGTCGCCGTGACCCAAACCCTCGGCAACGTCAGCCCCAATACAATACACGGCGCCCATATCGGGAAATTCCCACACGGCCAACTCGCCGCCATCCTGACGGAACTCCAAATTCTTAGACCCCAACTTGTGTATGTAACCACGCTTAGGTTCAGACGTTTCGTAAGCCCTAAGAGCCTCTAGGTCAAACACTGGCCGTCCAGACCTGATGAACGCTTCATCTGGGTCGGACGGGTATTCCTGGGCCAACTGCCAGTCAGGTAACTGACGCCGCTTAGCCTCATACCATTCTAGGTCACGGTCACTGGCAGACCACGGAAAGAAGATGCCCTTGAACGAGTTTGTTCCAGTCTGTGACCCAACCCACCACTCGTGAAAAATATTGCCCTCACCATTGGCGGTACTGAGGCAGATGATGCGGCCACCAACGTCCGCAATCGGCTCAATGGATGCCCACGCCTCCTCAGAGTTCGGCAAGAACGCCATCTCGTCAATAACCACACGGTACACCGACTCACCACGAGCAGGGTCATTACCAGACGGCAACGACTCAATAGCCGACTCATTACTGAAGGACATCTTCAGTTGGTTATTGTCAATAATGGATGGCCCTCTGAGAATCATCCACTTGGGCAGGAACTTGAAACCGTATTTGGATTTCTGCAACAGTTTCATTGCCTCACGCTCTGTACGTGACAACATGATGATGAAACGGTCTTTCCAAAAGAACGTTTCCCAAAACACGAACGCTGCAGCCAAAGTAGAGAACCCAATCTGGCGTGCCTTCAGGACGATTGTGTTACGTTCACCAATCCATGAACGCACAGTTTCCAACTGTGCTTCACGCATCTCAAACTTGATACGGCCCTTCTCAGGGTGCTTGATGTACCAGTAGTTGCGACAAAAGTAGTCGAAGGCGTCAACCAGTTGGTCAACGGTTGCATTCTCTGGTCCTCGGCACAGTCGCCATTCCTTCTCGTTGAGAAGGTCTGTCAGTTCCATTTATTCCTCGGAGTTAGCCTCGGACGTCCAGCCAGACTCAAGAAGAGCAGAATATTCTTCTTCTGTCATTTCACGAACTTCATCATTAATTTGGATATTTGGTTTTGACACTATTTACGCCTTCCGGTACCCATAAACACTGATTGTACCACCAGTAATTGTTCCAGTTGATGTTGAAATAACAAAACCAGTTCTACTGTTTGTATCAACTGCTTGGCAACCAATCAACATGCTTCCATTCAAGAAAAATCCGTGACCACTTATTGAGGTTCTAGTAGACGCAAATGGACCGTATACATCAATAGAAAAACTATTAGCGTTTCCCGTATCTGCCCCACCACAAACAGTGTAGGTATTCAATGTAACACCATATCCAGTAACCGTTGACGATGTGTTTACATAAATATTTGCTTGATTATAAACACTTGTCGTCAATCCTGACAATTGAAAACGCAAATCCAAAGAAGTAGAACCTGTAGTATTTGACAAAACAATTTTATAATTATCATAAGCAGAAGAAAAACAATTTGATATAGTTACTGAAGAAACCGCCGACCCAATAGTTTGAGATGTGACATATACCAAACCATCGGAAACACCAGAAACAGTTTTGGTTGCACCAATAGCAACCCAAGCAGAACCAGTGTAAATCTGAAGAGTGTCCTCATCTGTCAAATAAACACACATGCCCTCAGCAGGGCTTGCCATGGCCGAGTTCCGTGCGGCAGCAGACGCATACACGCGCACGCCACCAACGGCACCAGCGCCGTCAGTAAACGTCGCCTCCTTGGTCGTAGCGGACTGGACAATGGGCAGCACGTCAGCCGCAGCCACACTAGTGGCGGCAGGCAGAGCAGAAATCTTTACGTTAGCCATCTAGACTCAACTTTCCGTGATAAGAAACTTCATATCTTCAGACCGAATATGAACACCAGCCTCGGTCAACAACTGCATTCCAGTTGCCAACGAATGCCAGTA